GCTGCGTCCGTTCTTAGCACTATAACTACTCTTATCGTAATGACGAACATCATCTTCTCGGCGGCCGGGTGCGGCCAGGAGGGGCGACTCTTCTCCGCCCATCTCTTCTCCGCCCATTTCTTCTCCACCAAGATCGCCCATTTCTTCTCCACCAAGATCGCCTAGGCCGGCGCCGTCAAGACCTTCCTCTGCTCCTTCCTCAGTAACCGATTCTAGGGCTTGCTGATATTTACGATCGTGAAAGGACTCTCTCTGATTACGCAAGAACTCATCGTCGGACAGGCCGAGAATATTATGAGATATCCAACGTTTGCTGAATGTGCCTTCGGGGACAGCGTTCGCAACATCAAACTTGGTGCGCAAATATTCTAGCTGCTGCAGCTCTGCTAGGCGGGAGGGATTATTGAGTGTAAGATCAAAGCCAATTAAGTCTTCTCCTCGGAAGCCCAAAGTATAAAGATGAACCACAGCAATTTTCTCTAACTCAGCCACTACGGACCGCTGGAGACGCTGGATGGTTCGTGAAAAGCGAATATCTTTCTGAGCCAGTGTGGTCTTATCTTCGTCCGCCCCTTCCAAGTTAGTGAGATAAGACTGCGGTATTTTGATCGCGGCGAACAACTTGTCGCGCAGGTATTTAACGTCTTCGATATCGTCCAGAGACTTAGCGCCCGGGAGAGAAATAATATCCGAACCCACTCCACCCCGCATGGGAATGAAATAATCTTCTTCAAGAGACAATGGGTTATAACGAAGATCAACGCGGCCCGTGTTGGCATCCACTAGAGAGTTTCTTTTCATCTCGGTCTTCACTTTTTCCATATACTGTGGGATATCTTGCGGCGGGATGTTACCCACATCAATCTTAAATACGCGGCGCTCTGGGGCCCGGACAACACGATAGGCGATCATGGCATCTTCAAGAAGAAGAAGCTGCCGCCAAATGCGCCTCGCGGGATCAAGGACAGATGTTCCATACGGCGCGTATTTGTCGTTACCTAAAATACGGAAGTGGGCAACCTGCCAGTTTTCAAAGGTCATCCCAGCGCCATTCCACTGATACTGTACATAGTTAGGGTTTGTAGGGTCTTGGCCTTCTAGGCGCTCAACCTCATTATTTGGCAAACCAATCACGGAAGTAATGCCCAGTGTGTCGTCGACGTCCAAATACAAAAAGAAGTCTCCGTATTTGCACATAGAACGCGCCCAGCCAAAAGCATTGAACTCAATGTTGAGGACGTCATAAAACAACGAATGAAGAATTGTTTTGATTTCTAGATTCATGCATGAGATATTTAGAAGCTGATCGTACTCATTAGATGTAGTCATCTCATCAGCATAAATATCAATGGCCGAAGCAATCTCGGGCATATACTCCATTTGCTCGAAGTCAGTGTAACGTTCAGCGCGGTTCTGATTTCGGAATGCCGCGGATGTAAACATGTTATATTGCTGAGACATGTTTGTGTCACCGCGCTTAAATTCTTGGCCGCTCATCGAGCGGAAGCGGTACCGATACTTATCCATATCATCGCGGCGTTCTTGGCGCGCGATCTGTGCTTTATAATTTACAATTGGTCCCGAGAGTAGCCGCGTTAATCTTTTAAATAACGGGGAAGCCGGATTTCTGTTGTTTTTTTCGTTTGTAGCCATAATTTACTTTCTAGCCCTTAATAAGTCCGAGGTATCGTTTGTTGAAGTCTTCAGCGCCCTCTGCCCTTTTTGTTTCAGAAGTTTGCTTGTGTCCCTGCATTCCTGGAATGGTGGTTGAGATCGCTGTCTTCGTGGTCGTAATCGCTGACAAAAACTGCCGGCTATACTCTATATCTTTTTGACTCTCCACAATCACTGTATCTCTCACCCAACATCCTATTGCAAACGACATGACCAAATCATCATTATAACTTCTCATCGCCTGTGGCCTTCCGCTGTGCCAAACAAATGTTTTCATTTCCGAAAGAAGGCGACTTGAGTTAATCTTAATTAGTTTGTTCCTCATAAACTCTTCCATTTTGGCAACAATAAGAGGTCGCGTTTTGGAAGAAGTTGTGAACCCGGGGATAACATTAGACTGCCATTGAGCTGTAATCGGGTCCACATACTGGTGATCTCCCTTAGTAGAGTGATATATGTTAGGATACCCTTTATCAAGCAGTTTTTTAAGTACTGCGTAACCTATGTTGTTGTTTTCTATAACCAACATGGGATTGCCGTACTCGGCCGACACATTATATAATATATCAGCAAATTCTTCGGGTGTGGGTTTCCCCACATATTCGGCTACCACCTCCATGGTTTCCAATTCAAAAATATGAAACGCACTGTTGTCTTTACCGTCACCTCTTGCGACGTCGGCTACAACGAGGTGGGTTTTATGAGGATCATATCGTTTCCAAATCCAATAATTTCTATCAAAGCCCGTGCGATATTCGGGTGTCGTCGTCCTCTCCAGGTACCATTGAATGTCATCCGGATGAATAACGGTCTCTCCCGAAACATTGAAATTGCATTCAAGTTCTTGTGCGATCTGCCGCTTCGACATATTTCTGGTTTCTTTTTGGAACCATTTCTGATCGCGGTCTGGGTGGGCATCCCACATTAGTGTGGTCATATGAAAATCGTTTGTACCAGCTTCGGCCTCAACACAGTTCTGATGGAACCAATTTCCAACACCATTAGGGGTGGATAGGGCGATGCAGCGGCCGCCGGTCGATAGTGTGGGGTATAGGGCGGTCCACAAGTCGCTAAGTTTTTCAACATGCGCGGCCTCGTCAATTACCAATAAGGACAATGCTTCTGAACGGCCGGCATCGCCAGATGTTGAGGAGCCCTTGATCTGGGATCCATTAGAAAGTTCAAAGGAGGTTCTATTATCAACTGTAATAGACGCAATTTGCATCCATTGTGGCAAATTCTTAATTAACGCCTTTACTTTTTTAACCAAGTTCGTGGCAGTTTGAAGCTTCGTAGCTACCACCAAAATGTTTTTATCTTTGTGAAACAGCATCAACCAGCTTACATAGGAAGCCGTGATCGTTGAAATACCGAGCTGGCGTGCCTTTAGTGTAATATTGAAGCGGTAATCTACAAAGTCCTTTAATAGCTGATTTTGGTAATCATATGCTTTAAAAGGAATCGTGCCCCTTTGTGGGTGGGAAATACGACCGTAATTGCTGGTAAAGTAAACCGGGTCCTTCCCGGCTTTAACGATCTCTTTCAGTATTTCTTGCTTGGTGAGGATATTCCCCATAGCATTTCTTACTTGCCTTTGCGTGTATCGTTCTTGGGTCGCCTGTTCTGGGGTCCGAGAGCGAGCCAGTCTTTGATAGCATCGTCCAGACGGTCGTCGTCGCTGCCCTCATTCACTTCAACTACATCTGTTAAACCGCCGATTCGGTAATCGCAGTGAGCCTGAACATCGGTCCGGTAATTGGAAATTCGCTGAACCAGAATGTGATGGTCTCCCTCTTTGGTTAAGGTCAAAGCGTTGCCGGTGATAGCTTTATATTCCTTCTTAAGAAACTTAACAATCTCCGCTAGCTGGCTAGAGATCTCATTCTCATATCCCTTATCCTGGACCTCTTTGATGCGCGTCTCAGCTTGGTAGGTAAGGCGCAAAATGGGCCCATGAAACTTAACATTGAAGCCGTCCATTACACGGCGATCATTGATATAATGACCGTCCTGCCTCTTAAGACCGGCATCGCGAGCTTTACCGTCTGCCTGCAGCGACTCTTCGTGGGCGCCATCCCAGGAGCCGTTGGCGGCCGCTTGATTAATTCCTTGAATGATTTCGTATACTGTTGCCATTTTTATTCTTCCTTGTTAGGTCGCCAGCCGTTTGCCCATCTTTCTTCACGCATGTCGATGTACTGTATATAGCACTCGAAGCAGGCTTCGAACTTATTCATGTACAAATCATCACGCGGATGAAAAGAATATTTTTCACAAACGGGACAAGTCCTATTATGATCTCTATTAAGTAGTTTTTTGTTTATTGAAAATCCGTCTTGTTCTACATTGTCTTCCGCGGAAGACAATTTGGCGAACTTCTGCCGCTCTTCTAGAGACTGCTGGATGTATTCTTTTTCTTTGTCCGCGGACCAAAAGCGGGCCGGGTTGTTGATCGCATCGTCTCCATACTTCTGGGAGATTGCTTTTTCTAGCTTGGCGATGTATTCTTGGTCTTTACTCATTTTTATCCACAGTGATAGGTACAGCCTACAAAAGCTTTTCTATAGGTGCTGCCGCTATGTTCAAATTCTACCACATTATAGTTAGAGGCGTTAATCCTAAAATCGCAATCCTGCGTAATCTTGGCCACAGTATAGTTGTGAAGTAGGTCGTCGTCTTGTTTCATTCCCAGGCCAGGAATCTCACAGGTGGTGATGTAATCGCCGTTCTCTAGATTGCCGCTAACATTGCACACCCAAATTGCGCCTTCGCCGATCGAGTTAATTCGAACCTGCTCCTGCTGAATGTTTCCAAATCCTTTGGCAATCCCATCCTGGTCTTCCTCGTATTCTCCTGTGTCCATATCTATAAGATATTCATTAGGGCGATTAGAAATCACACCAAAAGCTCTCTTGTCATTGGGCGCTGTAGCTAACTCAACACATGGGAGAGCTTCGGCAATTGTTATGGCTTCCTTGCCAGTAACCCAAGCCTCAACTGATGGTCGTTCGTCCCAGCGCTTAAAAGAGCCGTTGGCAATGACGATAAGACCGATATTGTCTTCCAGGTTTTCCACCAATTCAGAATTGGCTGGACTTACATTGTGCTGTCCGGTAAAGTTATTTGCTGCGGATCCATCGGTAGCCCTGCGTACATTACCAGCGGT